TAACCGGGCCTCTTGGAAGCTCAAACATTTCTGTTGGCACAACCGCTCTAACAGCCCACCGCATTAGCGGACGCGCCCCTACAGCAGGTATCGTTGCAATCCCTGCGGCATCAAACTCCGCAGGGACAGTGGGGCAGGTTGCGGTAGATGACGCGAATAATTTTTTGTATGTCTGCACTGCCGCAAATGTATGGAAACGAACCGCTTTAACAACATTCTAAAAATGGATACAAACTCATTTAACGCAGGCGCAGCAGGGATGTTGGCAACCGCTACAAGTATCGGAATCTCAATGCTTCCAGCAATAGAGCAATGGCTTCGCATGGGTTCTCTTTGCATTGGTATTATAGTTGGACTTGCATCACTTGCTGTTATCATCAGGAACTGGAACAAGAATAAAAATTGAATTTTAATATAGTTTTGATAAATTACATTACATGAAAACACTGCTATTAAAAACACTATCATTTCTTACTGGCGCATCTAAAACTGTCTTGGAGTTTATTATTCCAATTTTGAAAGACAGCACTGCGAATATTCTAAAGGCACTACTCCCAATTGCGGTTGAGGTTGTGTCATCTTTGGCGGACTCGTCTGCAAGTGGAGATGAGAAGCGTAAAATTGCTGGAGAAAGAATCAAAGAAGCTGCACTCAAAGAAGGCATGGATGCCTCTACACGGGCAGTAAACCTTGCCATTGAACTTGCCCTTTCCCGTATCGGAAAATGAACGGAGACAAGCCATGGTGGCAGAGCCGGACGATCATTGGAATCGTTGTTATGCTACTCGCTCAAGCCTTGAAGTGGTTCAATGTTGACATCGTTAACGAGGAACTTACAGACATCGTTACTATTGCGATGGAGACAGCTGGTGCAGGGCTTGCCGTTTACGGGCGCGTGAAGGCTCGTAAGACGCTTCGCAGGACAAGACCTGGCGGATTGTTCAATCCTAATGCAGAAGTGCGTAAAGCAAAGCCTGTGAGGAATAAAATATTCGGATTGTTTTTAGCAATGACAGCTTGTTCGTATGGTCAAATGTATCCGTCTAATGTTTGGTATGAAAACCCAATCAAGTTTACCGAGATCGTAGATCAACGCCCATTTCTTGTCCGGCTTATTGATAGCCTCAAGTGTAGTGTTGTGCTGTTCCCGCTCAAGGGAGAGATCAAGGGTTCTGCTGACTTTTAATTATGCCTCGTAGGATTGACATGGCTGGTTTCATCTTGGATTCAGAAGCCCGTAGAGACAAGCAAGGAAACCTTAGGGTTTATAACCTACCTGCCGCTGATGGTGGGGGATCGTATGAGGTTGCCGGAATCAATGATCGCTACCATCCAGAAGCTGCAAGTAAACTCAAGCAATTGATTGGAGATGGTAAGCAACGAGAGGCTGAAGAATACATCAAAGCCTATCTACTGGACTACACGAATATCGTTACCAACTGGACTCGTAACCCTGCTGTTGAAGCATTCCTTCGTGATACCGCATTTAATCGAGGGCCGAAAGGCGCATTGCGTATCTTGCAGATTGCATTAGGCGTTCCAGACGATGGTAAGTGGGGGTCAATTACGCAAGCTGCTATGGGTAAGAATACGCCTTCTGAACTATTGGATAAGTTGCGTAAAGCCAGAGAGACATATGAACTTCGCGTTGCTCCACCTGTTGGATCAAGAAAGCAATTTTGGGCAGGATTGCAAAATAGATGGAACAATGCGCTGAAGTTCAGCAAGGAGTTTATTGTTTAACAATTTATGGAACAAGATAGTCGAATTCAAGTATTGGAAAAAGAAAACACAAAGCTTAAAGAGATTTTAAGGCAGTGTCTCAAGGCGAGGCAGATTGCCCATGTGAAACAAATCATTCGGGAGGCACTTACAAAAGAACCTTAAAATTCTTTTTGACTTACTCAAATCATTTGTTAACATCTTATTCACATGAAACACATCTTCATTAAAATTGATGGAGTGAAATGGAGGATTCTTTTCAAGAAACCTACTGCAAAAGACTACATTGGCGTTGAAGAAGATGACATTGGACTTTGTGTATCTGAAGACAGGAAAATATTTGTAACTCCAAATCCAGATATGGTTCTTGGAACCGCAATGCACGAAGTTCTTCATGCTGTGTTTCCTCAACTCAACGAAGATGCTATTATTGCTGGAGAAAAAGCCCTTGTTCAACTGTTGGACAAATTCCCAAAAGAACTATTACAAAAATGAGTTTGCGTTATGAGCAGCTAAATTCGTTGGTTAAAACACAGAAGTTCCTGCGTGATCTTTTGTATACAGACACTCGCCCCAAAAAAGTATCTGAACTGAAAGAGCGAGCATACAGATGCCTTCGCCACTTTCCGCACTTGAAAGAGAATGGGGAGCCAATGTGGAGTCAGGATGACTTCCCTTGTCCTAAAATTCGTTTCACACAGGAATATGGCGACAATAAATAAACAGTGGAAGAAGTGGATGGCAGTTAGCTGTTCGCACGGAGATCATCTTGACCCAGATGCCAGAGACGCTGTGCTTCGATTTAAGGAGAGTTTTAAACCAAATACTACCATCCATCTCGGAGACTTCATTGACGCAGCAGCGGCCCGTTCTGGAGCAATGAATGATCCTAATGCAGCGGATCGTGCAGCATCAGTAGCTGAAGACCTTTCTGCGGGTGTAGATTTCTTACAAGAGTTTCGGCCAAATCACATTCTTTATGGAAACCATGAGGACAGATTGTTCCGGTTGGCTAACTCACCAAATGCCCTTGCTGCTCACGCCGCAACATTGGTTATCCAAGAGATTGAGAAGACAGCTAAATCACTCAAGGCTCGGACATATCCATACGATATGCAGTCACATCCAATTATTGGAGGTACGAAATTTATCCACGGATTCATGTATAATGTAGCTGCCATCAGAGATCACGCAGAGACATTTGGAAATTGTATTATGGGGCATGTCCACCGCACTGGCATTGAACAAGCAAGGACACTCAATGGCGCTACCGGATATTCGGTTGGTATGCTGATGCGCTTTGGTGCTGATTACAGCAAAACGAAACGCCAGACGCTTGCCTGGACGCAAGGATTTGGTTACGGATATTACACAGACGCACAAATAACAGTAAATATATGCGAAAGAAAACGGGGAACCCCTTGGATGTTGCCGCTATAAACTCTGCCTGGCAGGGTTTGTTTGATCAAAACAAAAATAATTCTATTGAAGAACTTAGAAAGGATGGGTGGATTTCCATCTATGAAGCCTCCAAGAAAATGAATAGAACAAGAGCAGCTTCAAAAGCAGCACTTGAAAAGGCAGGAGCCGAATACCAACTTTTTTCAATTCTTGTCGGTGGAGTTCCAAGAAGAACTGGGTTCTTTAGGCTTAAATGCTGAAGGGGGAGAGGATTTTAACCCCCTCCCCCACCATGAACACACAAGCCTGGACACACACACGCACCCAGCTATGTGTAATCTATTTTATTACTTCCCAATAGTCAACTGGATAATTAATTTCTATTTCTGTTTTTTCTTGATCAAAGGATTTAACTTTTTCTTGCTCGACTTGGAGGCGGATTGTCCATGGGTTGTCTTCAGATAGGAGTCCAGAGTGTCGCAGGCCATCGAGTAGATTCTTTGTGGAAGCTGCGGCGTTGTCTGGATCAAGACACCGGACTCTGAACAGAGTGAAGCGGACTTCAATGCGTCCAATAGCGAGTCCCAAGCCAGCTTTTTTTCTTTGTACTGGACTGCCCAATGCTGGCGCATGGTTTTGTTTAGAGATGGTGTTCTGTATAGGACTGTTAGTTTTAGTTGCATTGGCTTGTAAAAATGATTGTGAAGCGTTTGGGAATGCCAGCATTAGTTCTTTTTGGGTCATAGTGTGTATCCCTTTTCCTTTGCCCAAGCTGGATTGTCATGGCATTTAGTATGACAAAATCTACAGGTTGACAAGAAAGTGTCCTTATTGCACAGGTTCTTTCCCCGTTTCGCCATGTGGTGAATGTCTGTAGCATCGCAGCCACAAATCTCGCAGTATGGGTTTAACGCAAAGTGTTCCTTCCTTGCTTGAGAATACTTGACGAGTTCTTTAGAGTGCCTTGCTGACACCTTTTTCATCCTACTTCTTCTTAACAGGGGCATAATAGCGTTCCATACTTTTCAGTGTTTCAAGGCATTCGCTATTCTCGATTAGCGAATGAGCGCACTTTGGAAATTCTTTTCCTCTCATGTGCATATCTCCAAGTTTATTTAATTTAAATGGAGAGACGAATACTTTCATCTCCCCATTTTCAAGTCCAATGAATGGAATCAAATCCATCCTACGAATCCAGCTTTGATATTATGTTCTTTAACCATTGGTCTTTTTTCTTGGGTTTTGTTTTTTTAGCAGACTTACGAATTCTTTTCATCCGATATATGTCCGGTATCGGACTTTGATCAGCATAGATTTCGTGAGTAATCGACTGATGCTTCTTGCAACAATATCTAATTCTTCTGACAAAAGAAACATTGTCTTCGGTTATTAAAGCTCGGGTATCGCTTACTTCTGTATCTTTTCCACATTTCTTACACTTCATTTATGAATTTCTTTGCATCGTCCATTAGAATCATCTTACCAATAGCTTCGTCTACCGAGTATGCTGGGTGTTCAACCTGAAGAACAAGTTGTTTGACTAATAGTTTTACTCCTTCTCTCAATTGATCCCTTGATTTTACGGCATTCAAGAATTTAGATAGGAGTGTTTCACCTCCCTTTCCATAAGACAAAGCCTGTTCAAGTTTGTCTATACGATCAGCATCTTCTTTTGCGTTCTTACGCATAGACTTAATTACTCCAATGAGTTCGTCTCGCTCGGAATCAAGCCGCTCGTTTCTACATACCAGATCGTTAGCATTTTGATGGATCGTAGCTCCAGCTACCAATCGTTGCTGAACGATAGCCCGTAGCTCATTACGCTCACGTTCCAATTCGCGGGTGTGTTGCAGCATCACCTCAAGATAAATTAGGTTCCCTGGGTTTTCGACCAATAGGGAATTGTAAAGCTCATCTGTATCTGGTGTATCGCTCATTTTACGGCCTCCACTACAGCTCTGGCAATGTTTCCTATTTTTATCAAGTCTTCGTAAGTATCATCGCTATCGATAAATACTTCCTCGATTTTCATCAATGCCTCCATCGCCTCGTCTCGCTCTCGCTCTAACTTGCGAGCAAACTCTGCTGGCACACATTCACGGTCTGCGTTTTCTAAACCGACCGAGACCTTTTTATCCGTCTCTGGTGTGTTGGATGGCGATGAAAAAAAATCCGCAACTTGATTATCGTGACCTTTGATTATTTCAATTGTCATTTTGCACCCTCCCTATGGATCATTTTGATAATTTCTGAAATAGCTTCCTCTCGGTTGAATGAGAGAGAGCAAATGCCAACATCCCTCCAGTGTCCGCAATAAAAGATTTGGTAAGTATATCTCCGGCAATCATCGTCGGACTCGTCAAGATACCGGAATGGGAATCCAAGGAACTTTGAGTATCCATTGGGATTCTCAACCATATCTCGTAACCTTGTAATCTCACCCTGTGCAAGCGAGAGGTTATATACCAGTGAGCGAACCTCGGCTCTAAGTGAGTCCATCTCGCACTGAGCAAGAAGGCTGTGATTTACTTCCAGCGGGGCATCTTCTGAGCGAGCAACGCTACGAATGG